CAAAGTACGTTACCCAGACCATAAGCTCTACGTTTACCCAGATGCAAGCGGCGGCAACCGCAGTACCAACGCAAGCCAGACCGATATTGCAATCCTTGAATCCTACGGCATGTCGAACCAATCACCACGCGCTAACCCGCCCGTCCGTGATCGCGTGGCATCCGTCCAGGCGCTACTAGAGAACGGCAAAGGCGAAATCCGCCTAAGCATCGCGCCATCATGCGTTAAGACAATTGAATGCCTAGAGCTTCAAAGCTACACCGAGAAAGGCGAACCCGATAAGGACTCCGGCTATGACCACATGAACGATGCCATCGGTTATCTGGTATGGCGTGAGTTCAACCCATTGCACGCCGGGGCTGGCCGTGGTACTGGCGTTAGGATATACTGAGCCCGACCGCAGCCAAACCCATGGAAGACTTTCTGCTCAGTCTGGATAATCTGGTTGACAGCCTTGAAGATGTCACCGCTATTGAGGTGATCGGTGCGCTTGAACTGGTCAAGCAACGACTGGTTTTTGATCTGCTGACTGATGAAGACGAAGAAGACGCAGAATGACCCTAAAGTAAAGACACTGATTAACCGCTGATGTATAGCACCCCAGCCTCCTACGATCGCAAAGTCACTGAGCGGCGCGTCGCGCAGGTTGGGGACCCAAATGCCGCGTGGTATGCGCAGGAACCGCATTGGATCCTGATTGAGGATTTAATGGGTGGCACCTATGGCATCAGGCGTAAGCATCGCCGCTACCTGCCGCAGGAACCTAGGGAACTTGACGAAAGCTACGACAACCGCCTAGCGCGTAGTGTTGTGCCGCCTTACTACCAGCGCCTAGAACGGATGCTGGCTGGTATGTTGACGCGCAAACCGGTCAAGCTGCAAGATGTATCGGATGCAATCCGTGAGCAATTGTTTGATGTAGACATGCAAGGCAATGACCTTAACGTCTGGACATATGAAACCGCTCGCAAGCTGGTGCGTTATGGCCATATTGGTTGCCTTGTTGATGCACCATCAAATGGTGGCCGCCCATACTGGTGCACCTATACACCACGTCAAATCCTTGGTTATCGCACTGAGCAGCAGGATGGCCAGCAGCGGCTAACGCAATTAAGGTTGCAAGAAACCGTGCTAGAAGCAGACCCTGATAGCAAATACGGCGAAAAGCAAATCGATCAGGTGCGTGTGCTAACGCCTGGGCAGTATCAGATCCACCAACGCGAAGATAATGGCAACTACAAAGTAGTCGATGAAGGTACTACAAGCCTGGATCAGATCCCATTCAGCGTTGCATATAGCAACCGCGTTGGGTTTATGGAATCAAGACCGCCGTTAGAGGATATTGCAGAGCTAAATCTAAAAAGCTATCAGGTGCAATCAGACCTTGATAACCAACTGCATATCTCAGCCGTGCCGATGCTTGCATTGTTTGGCTTTCCGTCAAGTGCTGAAGAAGTATCAGCAGGCCCCGGCGAAGCATTAGCATTTCCTGCTGATGGCAGGGCAGAATACATCGAACCGCAAGGCCGCAGCTTTGATTTTCAATTTAAGCGGCTAGATCAGATTGCATTACAAATCAATGAATTAGGTCTATCGGCAGTGCTAGGCCAGAAGTTATCGGCTGAAACTGCAGCATCTAAGATGATCGACCGCAGTCAAGGCGATAGCACAATGATGGTAATTGCGCAAAACGTACAAGACATGATCGACAACAGCCTTAAGTTTCATGCGCAATTTATGGGCCAGCAAGAAGCAGCAGGTAGCTGTACGGTAAATCGTGATTTTATTGGCGCTAGGCTTGAACCTGCTGATGTAAATGCCCTGCTGCAACTTTATACCGCAGGTACAATTACCAAAGAAACGCTACTGATGCAATTATCAGATGGTGAGGTACTGGGCGATGATTTTGATGTACAAGAAGAAGTGGACGCAACTGCAACAGGCGGCATGTGACCACACCAGCAAGGCTATATAAAAACGCAATTGACCTTAACCGCTACAGCAATAGCGTAGCGCGGCGTGTTATTAATGCTTATAACGACATCATCATTGATGCTGTAGATCAGTTGCGCAGGCTCCTGCCAGATGCCGGCGGTGAAGGAGCGTTGACAATTACCGCACCGGTCAAAGCTGCACGGTTGCGGTCAACCTTGGCGCAGTTGAAAGAATCCCTAGATGGCTGGGCGGGTGATGCAACTGCGCTAACAGCAACCGAGCTGCAAGGCATTGCTGAATTGCAATCGGAGTTTGTTACTAATGAATTGCGCAAGGCGATGCCTGAAGGTATTATCCGTAGCAGCGTTAATACCGTAGAGATTAGCCCGCAGTTTGCGCAATCTGTTGTTACAACAGATCCAACGCAGATTAATGTGGTTGCATTAAGTGATGACCTATTTGCCGCAGTTAATGGCGCACCGCAAACCTTTAGTCTTACTGCTGCGCAAGGTGCAACAATCACATTGCCCAATGGCCAGGTTGTAAGCAAAGCATTTCGCGGTATTGCTACATCACAAGCAGAGCGGTTCAGTCAAGTTGTACGCAATGGCCTATTAACAGGTGAGACCACACCAGATATAGCAAAGCGGCTGATCGGCAACCTGCAATTTGGCGAGCAAGCAAAGACAGTTGGCCAATTAGCAGCAGCAGGCGGCCAGTTGACACAGGTAGCTGATAACCAAATACTGGCGCTGATTCGCACCAGCATCAACCAAGTAGCTAATACAGCAAGCCAGCAGGTGTACGAAGCAAATCAAGACATTACCCAGAAATATCGCTACATCGCAACGCTTGACACTAGGACCAGTGCAATATGCCGTGCATTAGATGGCCGTGAATTTGACTATGGCAAAGGTCCGATGCCGCCACAGCATTTCAACTGCCGCAGCACTACGGTGCCTGTTATCAATTACAAGGAGCTTGGTTTCGATCCGCCACCATCCGTAACAAAAGGCAAACGCGCCAGCATGGATGGCCCGGTGCCTGCAAGCGAAACCTACGGCGAATGGCTGGCAAAGCAGCCACGCAGCACGCAGTCAGATGCACTAGGTCCGGGCAAGGTGGCATACTTCAACCGCCTAGCCAATAAGTACGGCCCAACTGATGCCATTGCAAAGCTTGTCAAGGATGACGGCTCAGAGCTGACGCTGGCGCAATTACGCAAGCGGTATGGGCCGGTAGACTAGGTGCATTTCGAGGTAAACCATGGCACGCGCCTACAAACGCGACAGCGGCGGCAAGTTTTCTGGTGGCGGTGGATCGTCCGCTCCTAAAGGCACAATCGCCAAAGGCGGTAAAGGTGTCAGTGGTTCCGTAGCGCGTTCCGTAGCCGCAACCGGCGGCAATGCCGCACCCGGTAAAGGTATGAAGCCCCGCCTCGCTGTAAAGGCTGGCGCCAAGCAAGTAATGAAAGAAGGCATCGGCAGCCCTAAAGGTAAAACACGCGCTGATTGGATTAAAGCTCAATCAGGCGAACGCAAGGCCAAGAAAGATCTATCAACTGCAAAGAAAATGGGCAAAACACCTAAGGCTCAAGAGGCTATTGTTGACGCAACTCGTGCGCTTGGCAAGGCGCAGATGAAAAGAACAAAAGCAGAAGATAAGTTCTTTAAATCAGCCAACAAGTAATTCACCATGAAAAAGCCAACCAAACCCGGCCTTTACGCCAACATAAAAGCCAGGCGCGATCGCATTGAAGCTGGCAGCAAGGAACGCATGGCCCGCAAAGGTGAAGCAGGCCGGCCTAGTGCCGCTGCATTCAAAGCAAGCGCTAAAACTGCCAAGAAACCTAAGAAGAAAAAGTGATCTCCTATCGCGGTGAGCAATTTGAGGGTTACAACAAACCCAATCGCACACCGCAGCACCCGAAGAAGTCGCACGCGGTACTAGCCAAGGAAGGCGATACGGTAAAGCTGATCCGCTTCGGCCAGCAAGGTGTTAGCGGTAGCCCATCCCGCAAAGGTGAATCAGCCGCCGACAAAGCCCGCCGCGCATCATTCAAGGCACGCCATGCCGGTAATATCGCCAAGGGCAAGCTGTCTGCTGCTTACTGGGCCGATAGTGTAAAGTGGTAGGGCAATCTATCCCTGCGGGATAATGTCCGACGAGATCACGAATCAGGAGCCTGCGGCAACTGATGCAATGCAACGCAGCATTGAAGCATTAGAACGCAAAAACAGCGAGCTAATCACTGAATTGCGCACCGCAAAAGCCAAAGCGTCTAAGGTGCCAGATGGGGTTAACGTTGACGAACTCCTTGAATTTAAGCGCACGCACGAACAGCAGCAGCTCGAATCCCAAGGCAACTACACCGAAGCAAGGCAAGCTCTGGAGCAGCAGTACCGTGAGGCGACGGCGCAAAAGGACCAGCGCATTGAATCCCTTGAAGCAAAAGTCCGAGAGCTTGAGCTGATCGCGCCTGCTGTTACCGCATTGGCTGAGATCGTCCACGATCCTGATCTGGTGTTGCGTTCTAAGCTGAGCGCCGACAAGATCGAGCGCGAACCGGATGGCACCGTGGTAGTGGTTGACGGCTACCAGCGCACACCGGTAGCAGAATGGGCCAAGACGCTACCGGCATGGATGCAGAAGGCACCAAGGCCGCAGGGTAGCGGTGCACCATCAGCAGGCAGCAATGCAGGCCAGGCACCATTGGGCAAGAACCCGTTTATGGCTGAAACGTTCAACCTGACCGAGCAAGCCAGGCTATTTAAGACGGATCGTGATATGTACGATCGCATGAAAGCAGCCGCGCAACGCTAGTATGGATGCAACTGCTGTAATGGCTGCGCCATTTAGCTAGGGGCTGCGCCCAAACCGTCAATCATCCCATTGCACCGACACCATGGCGACTCTTCGCTCTGATGTCATCATCCCCGAGATTTTCACGCCTTACGTCATCGAGCAAACCACCCTTCGTGATGCCTTCTTGGCTAGCGGTGTGGTTCAACCGATGGCTGAGCTGAACGCTACGGAAGGTGGTGACTACGTAAACATTCCATTCTTCAAAGCTAACCTGACCGGCGACTTTGAAGTGCTATCCGATAGCACCTCACTGACACCCGGTAAGATCACTGCCGACAAACAAGTAGGCGTTATTTTGCACCGCGGGCGTGCATTCGAAAGCAGAGACTTAGCTGCCCTTGCTGCTGGCTCTGATCCCATGGCAGCCATCGGCGCCAAGGTTGCTGAGTACGTTGCCAACCAACGCCAGAAAGATCTTCTTTCCTGCTTGGCTGGTATCTTCGGTACGCTTGGTACCAACGCCTCTGCTTCTTTCGTTGACCTGACGATCGACGGCTTGAGCGGCGACACCCCTACCGTGCTGTCCCCCCGCCACGTTGCTGAAGCTCGCTCCATCCTGGGCGATCAAGGCGACAAGCTGGCTGCTGTCTGTATGCACTCCAAGGTCTACTACGACTTGGTTGAGCGCCGCGCTATTGACTATGTGTCAACTGCCGATGCTCGCGGTACTACTACCACCCAATCTGGCGGTTCGATCGTTGCTGCCTATGGCGGTGAAGTGACCGTGCCGACCTACATGGGCCTGCGCGTGATCGTTTCCGACGACGTGCAAACCGAAGGCAGCGGCGGTAGCAGCGAGTATGCAACCTATTTCTTCACCCAAGGCGCTGTTGCCAGCGGTGAGCAAATGGGAATGGAGGTTGAAACCGATCGTGACATCCTCGCCAAGAGTGATGCCATGTCGATGGACCTGCATTATGTGTACCACCCCGTTGGCGCCAAATGGGCCGTCGGCACCCCCAACCCAACCCGCGCTCAGCTGGAGACCATCACCAACTGGACCAAGGTTTATGAGACAAAGAACATCGGAATTGTTCGGGCTACAAACACCTCCAACTTTGATTGAGGTAACTAACCATGGCTTCTATCTTTGAGCTGGAGAATCCCGCCTTCGGGAACA